GGAATAGAACAACTATAATGTACTCTGTGTTTAAAACCTCATGGAAATGCTCTCAAATGATAAGTAGGATATATAGAATCCTATTAGGTGAGGAGGACTTACCCACTTCAGAACGAAGTGTATTTTATAAGAATAAATCATATACAGACAAAGTTTACAATAAAGCTATAGATGATATGATTAAAGATAAAGATAGATAATATGCCATATGCAATGAAAGGTGGTAAAACCACAAAAAAGAAATATAAAAAAGTAGGTAAAAAGAAAACTACAGCTAAAAAGAAAAAATAATGTTAGGTAAATTACTTTCAGGAGGAGCGGCTGATCTTGTAAAAAATATAGGTGGTGTTGTAGATAACTTACATACATCTAAAGAAGAAAAGCTTGAGGCAGAAAGAAAAATAAAAGAATTAATTGCCAACTATGAAGTAGAGATGGAGAAAAACATCACAAGTAGATGGGAGGCAGATTTAAAATCAGATTCATGGCTAAGTAAAAACGTTAGACCATTAGTCTTGATTTTTTTAATAATATGTACTATGTTGCTAATATTTATCGACGCAGGTACAATTAAATTTGAAGTTAAATCCTCATGGGTTGACTTGTTACAACTAGTATTAATAACTGTGATCGGTGCTTATTTTGGTGGTCGATCATTTGAAAAAACAAAAAAATAAAATTATGGGACAAAATTCAACAGAAGTTGCTTATGGATTTGGACAATTAGGTAGTGCTTTTCAAAACCTAGCAAAACCAGTATATCCACCTAAAGATCATGTTATAGTTGCGATTCAATTTTTAGCAGACAATACTCCAACAGCGCTTATAACTGAAATATTAGATACTCAAGGGCCTCAATATTTTGGTACAAACGACACAGAAGCTACTGCAGCCAATTATTTAGGCGTAACTGAAGCTGCTGTCGCTACAGGCGCAACTACAACAACTCCAGAGTTATCGGCAGCAAATTCTAAAATAAAAGCTGGACAATATGTATTATTAGTAAATGATAGTGATACCGTGGATGCTGGTTTAACTGTAGATTCGGACACACCAACACCTATATATAATGGTCCAAACGCTGCTGGTGTTAAAGTTGTTTCTTACGGTGGAGGTACAGATGATTTGGTTTTAGACACGCAGATGTCTCCAACAACATCACAAACATTAGTTTTTCTTGATGAATATCATGGCGCTGGTGGTACTACAGCGGAAGGTGTTAAATATCCAAAAGGATTAACAATATATGGTAGATGGGCTAGCGTAACACCAGAGGCAGATGCCGATGGTGGTATAATTTGTTATTTCGGTAAATAATGTTAGGATTAGGAAGTAGTTTAACAACTAGCGTTGTATCATCTGGTATTATACCATCTGATGTTGGTGGTTTGGCATTGTGGTTTAAACCTGATACAACAGGAGCTATATTAACCGCTGCAGAATGGAAGGATTCTAGTGGTAATAATAATCATATGACACAGGGCACATCTGGCAATCAAGCTGATGTTAATGCTGATGGTGGTTTGGATTTTGAAGGTTCTCAGTCTGATTCTTATAATTTAACGAATGATGTGATAATTGGAGCACAAGAAGCTATTGGAGTTTTTTTGGTGTGTGATATTGAATCTTTTGATTCTCAAAATACATTTCTTGGAACTGGAATAAGTGGTGCATTTTTAGAAATTCAAAACGCTAGTAGAATGAGATTTAAAACTTCAACATCTTCAGATACAGATATAATTATATACGCAACTAATTCATTTGCTGCTGGAACTAAAATGATGTTATATTTTCAAAGAGAATCTGGTAGTACTGGTGAAATTAAAACATTTAAAAATGGATCTGAACTTGATATAGATAGTTATGGAGCTAGTAGTAATAATGAAAATACAGGAGCAATTACTTTTGACAGGGTAGGTCAACGAGCTGGTGATAGATTTTTTGATGGTGATATAAATGAGTTGATAGTATATGATGCTGATTTATCAGATGCAGATAGAAATGGTATATTTCAATATTTATCAGATTTACATGGAGTAGCATTATCATAAATAATAAATTAAATATTAACAATTAAATTAAATTAAATGGCAACAAGTAAAGTAAAAGGAACAAGTAGAAAAATCAAAGAACTTAAAGGTATTAAACCTGAGAAAATAACTGACAAACAGTTAGAAAAAGTTCAAAGCACAGTAAATAGTATTAATAGAGCTCAATTAGAAATAGGATCTATAGAGTTAAAAAAACATGAGATGATGCATAATATAGCAGGTCTTAGAGATGAATTAACTTTATTACAAAATGAGTTTGAAAAAGATTACGGTACTTACGATATAGATATTCAAACTGGTACTATAAATTATCCAAAAGAAAATGGCAAAGCTAATTCGTAAAATATCTGTAGGTAAAGACTATAAAAATGATGCAATGCATTACTCTGTGGGTCAAGAAGTTTATGGTGGACATACTATTTGTGATATATTAGAAGAAGTCGATAAGTATTCTATTTATATTAAGAAAAATAAAGATGTATTACCTTGGAAAGACTTTAATAAAAACATGGCTGTATCTGTAGAATATAATCTAGAGTACTAATGAAAAGTGTTTACAACTTTGTTGTAACACCAAAAGGAGAAAGATATAATAATACTAAAAAAGTTGGTGATTCAGAACTAATACTTAATACTGAAATTTTTAATCATCAATATGTTAATAGAGAGGCAAAAGTTATATCAACTCCAATAGTTGGTGATACAGATATAAAACCAGGAGATACAGTTGTAGTGCATCACAACGTATTCCGAAGATGGCATAACGTAAAAGGTATAGAGAAAAATAGTAGAGCTTATTTCAACGAATCTACTTATTTTATAAACCACGATCAAATCTTTTTATACAAAAGAGATAAAGAGTGGATAGCTCCAAAAGGTTATTGTTTTGTAAAACCTTTGAAAGCTATAGATCAATTTAATATTGAATCTGAAAAACCATTTCAAGGTATCGTTAAGTATTCAGATGATACTGTAAAAGTTGGAGATTTAGTAGGTTATAGACCAAAAACTGAATCAGAATTTATAGTAGATGGTGAGAGACTATATAGAATTTTATCAAATTTAATTACAATCAAATATGAATATCAAGGAGACGAAGAAGAGTATAATCCAAGCTGGACGAAAAGCAGTTGATGAACTCATCAAGGTTGCGGAAGAAAAAATTATTACAAATACAGAAGATGATGTGTCTGCTGATAGATTAAAAAATGCAGCAGCTACTAAAAAACTAGCTATATTTGACGCATTCGAAATACTTAATAGAATCCAAGAAGAAGAAAACTTGCTTGAGGGAAAAGCACCTGAAGAGACAAAGAAAAAAACTTTTAAAGGATTCGCAGAAGGCAGATCTAAATAATGTACGAGCAAAATTTAGTTAAAATAATAGAACCTATTAAAAAAACGACTATTAGTCGTCTTAACAAATCTAAAAAATGGAAATATGGATATAATAAAGAACATGATCTCATTATTATCTCAAAAACTGGAAAAATTGGTGAAGTGGTTGAAATACAAAATCTGCGCATTGGGTTGCCGTTGGAGCCAAAAGGAGTGTACGTGCACCCCAAAAATAAATGGGTAAAATTTGAACAACCAAAAGAATTAGCTCGTTTAAAAAATATATTTGATTGGAGACAATACCCTGAAGAAAAAAAAGAACAGTGGTACGACTATATAGACGAAGAATTTAAAAGAAGAGATGAAGGCTTTTGGTTTATGAACAACAATAAACCAACATACATAACAGGAACACATTATATGTATCTTCAATGGAGTAAAATCGATGTAGGTGCTCCGGATTTTAGAGAAGCAAATAGATTGTTTTTTATATTCTGGGAAGCGTGTAAAGCAGATAAAAGATGTTATGGTATGTGTTATCTTAAAAATCGACGTTCTGGATTTTCTTTTATGTCTTCAGCTGAAACAGTTAATTTAGCCACTATATCGAGTGATAGTAGATATGGTATCCTATCTAAAACAGGTTCAGATGCTAAAAAGATGTTTACTGACAAAGTAGTTCCGATAAGCATAAATTACCCATTCTTTTTCAAACCGGTACAAGATGGTATGGATCGTCCAAAATCAGAATTAGCATACAGGGTGCCAGCTAGTAAGTTTACAAGAAAGAAAATTACTTCAAACGAACAAGTAGAAGATATACAAGGTTTAGACACAACTATAGATTGGAAAAACACTGGAGACAATAGTTATGATGGTGAGAAATTAAATCTATTAGTACATGATGAAAGTGGTAAATGGGAGAGACCTGATAATATATTAAATAACTGGAGAGTTACAAAAACCTGTTTAAGATTAGGTAGTAGAATTATAGGTAAATGTATGATGGGGTCAACTTCCAACGCCCTAGACAAAGGTGGAGATAATTTTAAAAAATTATACAATGCATCAGATGTCACTAAAAGAAATAGAAATGGTCAGACGAAATCTGGTCTATACTCTTTGTTTGTCCCAATGGAATGGAACTACGAAGGATTTATTGATGAGTACGGAATTCCAGTATTCACTACTCCTGACACAGATGTGCTCGCCCCAGATGGTGAATTAATAGATATAGGAGTAATAGATAATTGGCAAAACGAAGCTGATGGTTTAAAAGATGATCAAGATGCTTTAAATGAATTTTATCGTCAATTTCCTAGAACTGAAGAGCACGCGTTCAGAGATGAAACAAAAAATAGTATATTTAATCTTGTAAAAATATACGAACAAATAGATTACAATGAAGAGATGTCTAGAACTCTTGGAGTTACAATTGGTAATTTTCAATGGGTAAATGGAGTAAAGGATTCACAAGTAATATTCTATCCAGATCCAAAGGGTAGATTTAAAGTAAGTTGGGTTCCACCTCAACAACTACAAAATAGAGTGGTACTTAAAAATGGTGTTAAATATCCTGGTAATGAACACATGGGAGCATTTGGTTGTGACTCTTATGATATATCAGGAACCGTAGATGGAGAAGGATCTAAAGGAGCATTACACGGCTTAACCAGGTTTAGTATGGAGGACGCTCCTGCGAACAGTTTCTTTTTAGAGTACTTATCAAGACCACCTACGGCTGAAATATTCTTTGAGGATGTTTTAATGGCGTTAGTATTTTATGGAATGCCAATTCTTGCAGAAAACAACAAACCACGTCTTTTATATTATTTAAGACGTAGAGGTTATAGAGGTTTTAGTATGAATCGTCCTGATAAAGTATGGAATAAATTGTCTGTAGCAGAAAAAGAAGTTGGCGGTATACCGAACTCTAGTGAAGATATAAAACAAGCCCACGCTGCCGCTATTGAAATGTATATTCAAGACCACGTGGGTATGAAACAAGATGGAACTTTTGGAGATCTTTACTTTAATGAGTTACTAAATGATTGGAGTAAATT